GTTGATCTTGCAGAGCTTACAGCAAGCACAAGTAGGCCAACAGGTAATCCTGCAACCGGAACAGTTTGGTTAGATGCAAGTTCAGATAGCCGATGGGGTATTTTTTCCTGGAATGCTAGCACAGGCGCTTTTACAAATAAAGTGCCTACTGTTATTACTAGCACAACTGATTTAGACACAGGTGTACCGAAAACATCAATTGGTGCTATTGGTGATTATGCTATTGTAGGAACAAATGTTGCTAATCCAGCATACTACAAAAACCGTAGTAATGCATGGGTATTAGTTGGTAGCACAAGTTGGCAACAATCATGGCCTACAATTTCAGGCACAACTGCTAGTCCAACACTAGTTAGCGGTAATACTATTGTTATTAATAGTTCAACTGTTACACTGAGTGGAACAACAGCAAGTGCCCTTGCAAGTAGTATTACTAGTGCGGGTATCACAGGTATAACAGCAGCGTCAGTTGATAACAAAGTTGAAATTTATGCTACAAGTTCAGCAGCAAGTGATGGATCAACTACAGATGGCAAAGTTGTACTTGCTAACGGATCAGGAACAATTTTAAGTCTTTCCGGACTTACTGCAGGAACATATGCGTGTCCATTGATTCAACAGAGCGAGCACTTTACGGTTCCTGAATGGAAATCAACAGACACAACACCGCGTCCAAGTGGAAGTGTTTGGGTTAAAACTACCACAAATAATCTTGGCGCAGATCTAGATGTTGGAGTTTATAATACAACAACACAACAGTTTCAAGCTGTTGATGCTCCACTTTATGAAAATGATCAAACTGCTCTTAAGAACTTGGACAGCACAGGCGGCAAAGCAATTGTAGCGGGTGCTTATTACACACAATTTGATGTTACAGAAAATGACACAGTTACATATAAATTATTCAGTAGATTTGCAACTGGAGTTTTAGAAGTTACTGGTAACGTTGATGCAGCTACGCCACTTACTGCAAGTAATCAATTTACTATCCAAGCAAGTGCAGCTAATAGTACAACACTTACATCAGTAGTAACAGTGACAGTTAGTGGTACTTCATTAGCAGATATTGCAAGTGACATTAATGGAGCAAACGTTGCAAACGTAAGTGCAGCAGTAACATCTAGCGGGTTTCTTAAAATTACCCATGCACTAGGTGGTATGCTTATTTTAAAAGACACAACCGGTACTCCGTTAGCGGATGCAGGCATTGTTACAGCAATTACTACTGGACAAGTTCGTGCAGGTAATAGCAGTGACTTAATTGTAAGTAACTGGGTAGCGCCAACTTATACAGTTAGCACAAGTTCACCAAGTTCTGATCCAGCAGACCAGCGTTATTGGTATCATGGTGGAGTTGAGGCCGATATTATGATTCATGATGGCACAACTTGGAAAGGTTATCAGAACGTAAGCAGCGATGCACGTGGACATGATCTATCTGCTACTTCACCAAACGGTGTAATTATTAGTGCAACAGAGCCACTTACTCAAAGCGACGAAACAACTGTTGTGGTAGGTGACCTTTGGTTAGACTCAAGTGATTTAGAGAATTATCCAAAACTATATCGTTATGAAACAGTAGACGGCGAAAACATATGGGTACTAATTGATAACACAGATCAAACAACAGAAGACGGCATCTTGTTTGCTGATGCACGGTTTATGGGTGATACAACAACTGATGTTGTTACAGGAACAATCCCAACAACTAAAGCATTACTAACAAGTGATGTTGTTGATATTGACCGTCCAGATCCAACAATTTATCCAAGAGGCATGTTGCTATTCAATACACGTCGTAGTTCATATAGTGTAAAGAAATTCCGTAGCAACTACTTTAGCAGAACAAACTTCAGTGATACTACACTTTACCCAACACTTCCAACAGAGAAGGATGCATGGGTAACAGCAAGTGGTAACCGCAACGACGGTAGCCCATATATGGGACGCAAAGCAGTGCGCTCAGTTATTTCAGCAGCAATGAAGTCAGCTATTGACGGTAGTGAAGAACTACGTGAAGATAGCAGAGACTTTAATGTAATTGCAGCGCCAGGTTATCCAGAGCTAATTAGTAACATGGTAAGCCTAAATAATGATCGCAGAAATACAGCGTTTGTTGTTGGTGACACACCAATGCGTCTTGCTGCAACAGGTACCGCAATACAAAATTGGTCAACAAATGCTAACCTAGCATCAGACAACGGCGATGATGGACTAGTGACTAGTGATAGTTATCTTGGTGTATTTTATCCTGCAGGGCAAACAACCGATCTAGGCGGTAAGACAATTACTGTTCCAGCAAGTCATATGATCCTACGTACTATTGCACGTAGTGATGACCAGAGCTTCCAGTGGTTTGCTCCAGCTGGCACAAGACGTGGACTAGTTGACAACGTTAATAGCATCGGATATATTAACAGTGCTACTGGTGAATTTATTACTGATAACGTTAGAGAATCGCTTAGAGATACACTGTATGCTAATAGTGTTAACCCAATTACATTCTTTAATGGAACCGGCATACTTAACTATGGTAATAAAACAAAATCGCCGCTCGGCAGTTCACTAGATCGCATCAATGTTGCAAGACTTATTGCGTACTTGCGTAAAACTGTACAGCGCACAGCAGTAGGGTTTGTGTTTGAACCAAACGATAAGATTACACGGGACGAACTAAAACAACTAATTGAACAGTTAATGAATGATCTTGTTGCAAAGCGTGGCATTTACGATTACCTAGTTGTTTGTGATGAGAGTAATAATACAAATGACAGAATTGATCGTAACGAATTGTATGTTGATATTGCTATTGAACCTACTAAGGCTGCGGAATTTATCTTTATTCCAATTAGACTTAAGAACACTGGTGAGATTGCAAGTGGCAACGTAGCCGCCGCACAGAGTGTTTAAAGCACCTAGAACATAGAAAATAATGGGGGATCTGTAATAGACCCCCATTATTCTTGAGCAAATATAGATAAATATTATTATTAAAGGGAGACACTCCATATGTCAGTTTCATCACTAACAAAATTTACTGTACCATTAGACAGTGATCAGTCAGCTAACGCACAGGGCTTGCTTATGCCCAAACTTAAATATAGATTCCGTGCATTATTTGAAAATCTTGGCGTATCTACTCCACGTACAGAACTAACTAAACAAGTAATGGATATTACACGACCCAGCGTTACGTTTGAAGAAATGGAAATTCCAGTTTACAACTCACGTGTTTATCTTTCAGGTAAACATAGTTGGGATATGGTTACAGTTAACTTCCGCGATGATGTAAACGGCGCAGTAAGTAGACTACTAGGCGAGCAAGTTCAAAAGCAATTTGACGTTCTAGAACAATCAAGTGCTGCCTCAGGCATTGACTACAAATTTATTACACGTTTTGAAATCTTAGACGGCGGCAACGGAGCAAGTGTTGCTAATGTGCTTGAAACCTGGGAACTATACGGATGCTTCTTGCAGAACGTGAACTACAATGATTTAAACTATGCATCAAGTGAGCCTGTAACAATTACAGCCTCTATCCGCTTTGATAACGCAGTGCAAACGCCAATCGGAGACGGCGTTGGTGCAACAGTGGCCAGAAGTATTGGCTCAGTTGTAACTGGTTAACTACTAAATTTATTAAGAAAGGCCCCCAGGAATCTTGGGGGCTTTTTTATGGATAAATACTGTATAGGAGAATTGGTTTGGCCAGTGTTAACACGTTACTGAATGCACTTGCAAAAGGCGATCAGATTAAAGATTTTCAACATGCTTCCAGGCTGTTTGTAGACAATAACTATGAACTACAGCCTAGGCACCAGCATCTATTTGCTGTTGTATTTAATTTTACACCTGATGCCGCCCGCCTCTTTAACAGTGTGGAGAAGATGGAAATACCAATGTTGGTAAAGACTATAGATTTGCCAGGATTTAGTATCCAAACTGAAACACACAATCAATACAACAAGCAGACGCATAGTCAACATAAGATTAATTATAGCCCTGTAAATATTGCATTTCATGATGACCAAAGAGATCTTATAAGAAGTTTTTTACATACCTATCAAAATTTTTATTATAAAGACAGTAGCCACGCCTTGGGCAGTGGCATTTATAATACTGAAAACAAATACAGTGGTTATCAGAACGGCCAATGGGGGTTTAGTCAGGGCAACACAAGATTCTTTAAAGATATTAGAGTATACTCTATGTATCAAAAACGTTTTGCAGAATACACACTTATAAATCCTATCGTAACTAATATTGGACATGATAGTCATGCATATGCCAGTGGCGGGTTAATGCAACATACTATGAGTTTTGCTTACGAAGCAGTAAAATATAGTACAGGGTTTGTTAATAACATTAATCCAAAGGGATTTGGTGAGATACATTATGATAAAACACCAAGTCCTCTGGGCACTGCTGGTGGATTATTAGAAGATACTGTATTATTCCAAGGGGGATTGCTGGACACAGTAGGCAGTATAGCTCGAGATTTATTTGACGGAAATTTGCTTGGCGCAGTAGTAAAAGGCGGGGTTATTTTCAACGAGGCAAGGAATATAGATTTAGGTGATGTGCTAGAAAAAGATGGCACACGCATATTAGGTAGTATTCTCAGAGGAGAAAATCCGTTGAACGATATTATTATTCCTACTACACAAGGCAGTCAAACACTTGGTGGCACTCCTCCTAATAGAGGTTCAGTTGATAGGAATACTAATCCTGCTCCAAGTACAATAAAAAGCAATGGTGTCAGTGTGTTAAATAATGTATTTCGTACTCCTGGTATTAATCCAAACACACCAATAGGATCCAATAAGACTGTGCCAGATCGCACAGGCACCAAGGCCAATCCCAACAACATTGGTGATTTTATTCCAAATTTCTTTACAGGCGGAAGTAATGCAAACCAAAAGGTTACTAAAGGGCAGCAATTGGAACAAAGATTGGCTCAGCTGAATAGTCAAATAGCCAATCCTCCATCAGGCGGTGTCCCTACATTTATTATTAAAGAAAGAGATGATCTAAAATCACGAATTGAGTTAGAATTTGGAATAAGTGTATAATGGCAATAGATACAAGCACAGAACTAGTAGATCCTAATATAAGTATAGATGACTATGTAAAACAATACTTCCAAGAGTACTTTGGCCAAAAACATGTAGTAAATCAAAACGACTTTGAATTAGTAAAAAGTTTTTTTCAAGCAAGAACAGACAACCCTACTGACCCAAGTGTGGCCGCAAACACAGTAGCAGTGCTTCTGGCTGCCGATCAACTTAAAGTATACCCAAGTGATATTATACAACGAATAGATACAGCAGATTACAAGAAAACTTTCTCATTAATATTAAACTTAACTAGACAGGGCGTTAGCTTAATAGGATATGAACAACCTAGAACAACCTCTATAGAAAACAGTAGACAGGTTGTAGCATAATGCGTTGGGCTAATGGATTATATGAAGTTGCTAACCCTAGTAAATATGCCGGCAACAAGCCTCCTCGCTACAGAAGTAGTTGGGAACATGCTTTTATGCGTTTTGCTGATAATCATCCGAGCGTTATAAATTGGGCAAGCGAGTCGATAAAAATACCATATCGTAATCCGTTGACAGGCAAGCAAAGTATTTACGTTCCTGATTTCTTTATAATGTATCAGAATAAAACAGGATCTAAACGAGCAGAGCTTATAGAGATAAAGCCAGAGAGTCAGACCAGACTGGGTGCAAAAACCAGTCAACGTGATAAACTTGCAATTGCTATCAACCACGCTAAATGGGAAGCCGCGGCAAAGTGGTGCAAACTAAAAGGCGTACAGTTCCGTATTGTTACTGAAGGCGACATCTTTCACCAGGGTAAAAAGCGCAGATAAGTACTATTATGACAAAAAAACTAAACGATTTATTTGATCTTGATGATGTAGATATGCCTGAGGTGACTATTGAGGATAATTATGATCTCACTGGTATCCCCACAGAAAAAGAATCTCCCAAGACACTGCCGCAAATTCAGGAAGCACTTACCGCTATAGATAAGATTGACGCAGCATTGCCAATGATACGTGACTTGGAAACCAGTGACCGTGAACTAGATGAGATTGCCACAACTGCAAAAGATACATTCCAGGACTTAATGGACTTGGGTATGAATGTAGAGGCACGGTTTGCAGGTGAGATATTTAACAATGCTAGTAAGATGCTAGAAACTGCACTCAGTGCCAAGAACAACAAAATAAACAAAAAGTTAAAGATGATTGACCTACAACTTAAAAAAGCACAACTAGACCTAAAGAAGCGGCAAGCAGGCGAGGACGAAGCTGTTAAAACAGACGGCATCGTAATGGATCGTAACGCACTATTAAACGAAATTTTAGCTAAAAAAGCATAAATATAATATAGGATGATAACTATGAAGACGTTTACAGATTACCTCATTGAGGACGAACAAGAATACACATTCCGTATTAAAGTTGCATGTGAGTGCGATGATGATATGCTTGACAAGATGGAAACTGCCCTTGAGAAATGGGACCTTAAAAGTCTTAGTAAACCCAAGCGTACCCCAATTCAGGAGCATCCGATGGACTTCCAAACATTGCAAAATGTAGAAGTTAATATTATGGATGCTGTAATACAATATCCAACAACAGCAGACCAAATCTATCGCTATGTAAGTCAATTTGTGGGTATTCCAGAAAGTCACATGGTTGTTATTAATAAAGATCATCCTGAAGAGATTGCTCGCGAAGAGGCTCTAACCCAAGAAGGCGACGAGTACGTCAGTAAACTTGAAGACAGCGAATATAAAGACGCTGCCGACGTCAAAGTTGATGATTACTTAGGCGACAAATACAACGAAAATATGTTGAAAGATTTAGAGACTCGTAAGTACGAGTTTGCAAAGGAATAGAATGATGCACATGATTGATGTAATAGCAAAACTTAAAGAGATTGCAGAAAGCGGATACGACAACGAAGATATCCAGCGTGGAATTGACGCTGCTGCTACACAAAATTATGAAGTATCTGAAGAAGATAACAAACTTGTTAGTGAAATTAGCGTACTAGCATCTTCAGATGCTGTTGAAGAAGTGCATGAAGATGTGGAAGAAGACACCATCCTGGCTGATATGCTAAAACTAGCAGGTCGCAGCGGCGTAATGGGACTTAGCCAAAACAACATCATTGCTGAGAGTTTTGAACTTGACGAAGAAGAAGTTGACCTTGATGAAGATGCTTCAAATTTCAAATCTGCTGTTGCTCGTATTAAGAAAGCAAAAAGTGCTAAAGATTTAAAGAAACTTGAAAAATCTTTTGAGCGTGTATATAAACAAACGGGTGCGCTTACGGATAAAGAGTTTGGACAACTTGATGATATGATTTCCGACAAATTAGTAAAACTTGGTGAAGAAGTTGAACTTGAAGAAGAAGCTATTGATGAAGAGGCAGTTGAAGAGACTGTAGCTGTTCCTGTACAAGCACTTGAAGAGCTAATGCGTCTTGCCGGTTATGAAAATTACGAAGCAAAAATTGATGAATATGAAAATGCTCCTGAGCCAGAATATATGGATGCAGAAGAGCAACTAATTGGCCTTAGTGGCGGACTAAATGGTCCTAAGAAAGCATATGCAGCCTCAGCAGGTGGTGACAATGCTATGGCACAAGAACCACGTGAAGTTGAAGAAACCATTGAGGAATCATTTTACTCAGATTATAGCAAGATGGTAGAAGAGCTTAAAGCAGAAGATGAATAAATCTTTTAAAGATTACCTAACAGAAGCAGAGCAGTCTATGGGTCCACAGCCCGGGGACTATCTTTT